CTAAACAAAATACTAGGAAGAACATTGTATTCCCACATAGCCCCGTCACTGGAAAATGTGTTGGTAGACGAATACTTGCCTGTGTTGTCCACAAGATCAAGATACCGACTAGTGCCAATACTAGCACGGTTTACTGCTTTTGATTTGATAATAGAATTGTAAAGAGTAAACGGAAACAAGTTATAGTCTTCACCGTTGACCATGCGATTCTGTGTGTAGTATCTTGCTGGAGCACGTTGCTTGATAGCATCAATGCTTTCACGACTTTGAGCATTGCTTACAGGTTGTGTGATACCACAAGTAAAAGTAATTGTTTGCAGATTACCATTCCGGTCAATGTAACTGATGGGCAATACTACATTCTGCATTTCGGCAGGATTGATAATGTATTGAAGGCCATTACTTGCACGAACATATGCACGGAAAATGCCCACTGGTATTTCTGAGAACACGCCATCACCAAACACCATAGTAATCTGATCATTGGTTCTGCTGGTCACAGAAAATATTGGTCTTAGTGTTGCAGTTTGTTCCGCAGCAGCTGAGTAAATGTTGTCAGTAAATGCCCACTCTCGACTGATGCTACCCACATTATCTAATTGGAATAGCCAACGATCTTCGTTGTTAACACCATCAATGTTGATGTTTACTGTGCGATTGGCAATACGTTCAGCCAAGTTAAAATCTTGATTTTGCAATGTGCCTTGTTTGAAAAAGAAGAAAAATCCATTGTTAGCACTTTGGTATCCTAACTTATCATTACGATACAATATATTGAATGTGGCATTGGGTTTTGGACTTGGTTCATAAATGTAGTCTCGACCAGCTGTGGACGACGTTGTGGCTTCAAACGGCATGTTTACTCCATCCACTGTGGCAGTGTACGGAATTACTGGCAAGAATCCTGGCACTAAGTTAATGCCATATTCATTGGTATCTACACCCAAAATGGTTTGACGATTAGCAGGACGTCCAATTTTTTGACTGCTGACCAAGGACGAATTCACAATAGCATTCCACTGTTCCAACCAATCAAAGTTTGTGGGATCGGCCCAATTAACTGTGACATTGGCCAAGTTAACACCGTTGTAATCCACAACATTTTCTGTTGTGGTCACTGAGAATGCTTTGAGCAGGCCCTGGGCGGCTGTGTTACGTTTGGCTGTATAGCTAACAAGATTGGCCAATCGTGTGACTGAATCTCTGCGTTCTGCTGTGTCTAAGTAATTTTCTCTTGTGTTAAGGTCTGTGCGGAAGGCAAGTGCCTGGCCCATAAACGCAATAACATCTAATAGCGCAATATATTCAGATGACTCAATGTAGTCGTTGAATGTTTCTGGATAGTACAAACGCAGGTAATCGGTGAAACTCTTGCGTAGAGTTTCAAAGTCGTAGCTTTGAAAATCTGCTTCGCGATAGGTTTGATAGATTTGTTTCCAATCTTCTACACCAAATATCGCTGTTTGTCTAGTGGTTTTTGCCATTGCGTCTGGGCCTTGTGTTCTTTATCTGTTATTTATACGGATAAAAAACGGCGTAGTTATACATAGCTAGCCGACCGGCTGACTTGATTGAAGAATACGTTTAGTATTTCAGCATTGACTCCACCTACAGTTTGAATTTCTAATTCAATCAGCATGCCATTTTCTTGTGGGTACACATTGATGTTGCTGATGAATACTCTAGGATCGCCGCCTGCCACTCGTTGCACTTCATTAATAATACCTTGTTGAACAGCATCAACTTGATTTTCAAACAGATAATTCCACAACACTGTGCCATACTCTGGACGGCCAGGCAGTTGACCTTGGCGAATGTTAAACGCATTCAAGAGATCGCGTTTGACCAATTCAAAATCTACTAGCGTGAATTTTTTGTATTGATTCTGTGTGTTAAAGCCAACAAAGGTAGTCATAGCAATATTTATGCGGTGGGATTAGGCCTTGGATAGCCTATTGCAGTGAGACTTGGCAGACCACGACGTAGTCGTTCGGCATTCACCCGATCCCACACTATCTCGTCATTTCCAGTGTAAATTAAATCCTCATCTTTGGTATTGGAATAAGCACTAGATTCTATGGCTACTGGCAAAATACTAGGCACTTTGGCATTACCCACAATGCGTTTAGCGGCTGCTTCAAGTGTGTCTGTATTTACAGTATCAATAGCAGCTATAGGTGTGTACTCCTGAAGCATGGACGGGTCTATTTTAGTTTGCGCCAAATTTACAGCAAACGCACCATTAACTGCGGCAGCATCAAATTTGGATTTGATGTCAGCCGATAACCCAGGAGTATTTTTGGCCCAATTTAGTGTGTCAGGCACACTCTTTGCAGCATTGGTGGCCAGACCGCTAAGTGCTTGTGGTGTAAGTTTGTCTGTGGGAATTCCCAGTGATTTTAAGTCAGCCACACCCGAAGTCATCAATCCTTGCTGAATTTTGTTTTGAAGTCCTTCATTGCCCAGCAACCCATCGAGACTTTTTACACCATCTCTGCCAGTCCACACTGTGGGACTTTTTAACACACTGGTAAGATTACTACTGCCTTGTGCCAAAAATGTAGCAGCAGTTCCTGGTTTAACAAGACCCCATCGTTCAAGTTGACTGGCATCAAGTCCAAATTTACCTGCACCTGCTGTGTTACTAATAGTGTCTGCACTTTGACCTACCAACTTTGACGCTTGAGCCAATGTGCTTGTTACATCGGGTAAACTCATGCTACCAAGTCCAGTTAATGCTGGTCCTTGTTTAGCAAAGTCTGCCACATTGATACCACTTGTAGGAGTTCCTTTAATCAATCCAGATATGGTACCAACTGCGGTGCTAGCCAAACTGCCTACTCGTGCAGCAGCACCAGTTAACGCACCTGTGATGGCTGATGTTGAAGGTAATGAAAATCCGGCGCCTGCGCCAGCCAATGATGCGCTGATAGCAGCAGTGCTTCCACCTGCTCCAGTAGTTAATGAATTGAATGCAGCCGCGCCACCTTGTAGTGCGCTGGCCACTTGTGTGCCTGCACCTTGCCCTAGTGCGCCTATACTGGCTGTGAGACTGTTCAGATTCGTACCTGCAGGTAATTTGCTAGATAATGATGCCAGTCCTTGTGTGAGCTGACTTTGTGCGGCTGCTAGGCCGCCAGCTGCTTGTGTGTCAGGACTTAATACATCACCAACTCTAAATCCTGTGAGGCCACCGCTGGCTGTTTGTTGATCAAACACCGCCTTTGCCTGCTCAAATGTAGCGCCAGTTGGAGCTTTAATTTCAAACTTTTGGCCGTTGAATTCAAAATTAAATGTGCTCATGCTTTTCTTGTAAATTCAAATCCAGCAGGAACAGGCACAGCACCTGGATTTGGTGGCGGTTGTCCTGCTTCTAACGGAATTTCAATATCTACACCTTTGTTGTGATAGGGATATGGCTCGTGTGTGGGTGCTCGCGTCACAATACTGTCTAGTCCATCTGTTTTGACCGTCCATCCAGTGGCGCTACTAAATGTAGTGTCATCTAAAATAGTTGTGGTCAAGTTATTGGGCGCTGACACTGAGTCAGCTGCTGGTCCGTTGAGATCAATACCGCCTGCGGTAAATTTTAATGCACTGCCACCGTTCCAACTTCCACTAGCACTTTGTAATGCCAAACTGCCGTCGGCCTTTATACCAATGTAATTTTTGCTGTATAGTTTTAAATTTTGTTGTGCAATAGCTGTAAGGTCTGCATCAGCTTGTAATGTAATATCTTCTGCAGCCTTGGCTTTGATACTGCCGCCGGCATACATGTTGATGTCTCTATCAGCATGCAAGTTAATGTCACCACGTGTGCGCAAGTTGATTGAGTTTGTGGCATACACATCTAGCGTGCCTTGAGCGCCAAGTTCAAACCAGGCTAAGCCATTGGCATGAGTGATGTAAAAGAAGTCTCCGCTATCACTCATTGTGATTTGATGACCAGCTGTGGTTCTAAATCTTATCAGTCTAGTATTGCCATCAGTATCACCGTCATCCATCACAATACTATGACCACCTACACGTCCGATAACATTGAGATCTTGAGGTTTCAATTGTCCAGTTTGAACTTTTCGTTGTATTTCTCCCAGTTTCATGCCACCTTTATAAACCGCTGGTCCAGGCGTGCTGACACCAAACACAGCACTGGGACTTTCTCTCTGGCTTGAACTTGATATAGGACCACGTTGTGGATCTTTAATCAAGCCTTGACGAAACATGGTTTCTGAAACTACACTTTGAATAGGTTTAGGAGCATCAAAAAATCTAGCGTTTTCTTCAAGAGCAAGATTGTTGGTGTTGATTTCAACTACTGGTAATTGTGATGCTCCTTTAAAATACGCTGCTTGATTTTCATTTTCTGCAATCACCTGAGTGGCAACTGGTGCGGCGCCAATGGCAGGAACCATGTGTCCAATGCTCTGATCCGGTGCAGTGCCGATATAAAACCCTTGACTGCGGTCTCCATTCACAAAAACACACAGCACTGTGATTCCTACATCTGGTGGTGTAAACCACATGCCATAGCTGTTGGAATTGCCATCAATGTATTTTCCCACGCCCGTTGCCGCAGGGTTGTAGGGAGTTGATCCAAAGAACTGCGGCATGTAGCTTACTGTGATCCATTTTGAAGGATCATTTTCGTTGCCGTTGGAGAATGCATCAATGTAAACTTGTATGCGACCTGATCTTATTGAATCTGTGGTGTTTTTTACCACGCCATAGAATGGTCCAAACTCCGCAGGTACACCTCCGCGATCAAACTTGTAGTTTGTGGGGCGTCCTCTACTGCGTTGTACTTCTGTTGCCATGTGTTATCCTTAAAAGTCTCTTACTATATCTTGTGGTCCAGATGGTGAGTTGCCAAGTCCATCTGCAGAAATTCTGCCGGACAGCGTACCTGGTGGTACAAATGGGTCTCCTACATTTAAATTCTCTCCGGAGCCCGATGTTGGTGGCTGTGGTGGTGGTGCAGGAACTACTGTGTCTTTTGGTCCCGGCGGCGCCGAATTTATTACATTTGGTGTGCCGCTACCCGGACCAGCACTTAACGCTGGCACAGCTAGTGTTGTGGGTCTTCCACTTGCGCCCGCGGCAGCTGCGGATGCATTTGTATGACTAGGATTGTCAGACGTGGTTGCATTGTCTATTCTTCTTACATCAGCTTGAGTTGCCGGTGGTGGTGCTGTCATTGCTTTATTAGAAGCATTGGGCTTCATAAAGAAATACAACTTGCCTTGTATGTTCTGATAGAAACTACCTTTACTAAACTCACTAGTGCATTGCATAGCAGTATATACTCGGCTCTGCACTGGTTGTCGTTTGCTAGATCCAGCATACGGATCAGCTAACCCAGTATTGATATCATAGTCTTGTGGCCGCTGCCAGGCTATCTCAAACATGACTTCTCTGGCATCAAAATTAATAGTGCCGTCAGGTAAGAATGCGTTAAAATCAAATTCTTTTGCGCTGACTCCACCCGCAAAACTTCCTTGCTGTATCCAGGCAGGATCACCTACAATTTTAATATTACAATTGGCCAGACCTACTGGATCATACAAACTTTCAGCCAAATTGGCTTGTGGTTCGTTTTGTTTGCCATTATCACCAGCACTGTTTTCCGTGCTGGCTGTTTGAAAATTGTAAAAGGGTTGATCTCTCATGCTACTGGTAAAGGCCTTGCGTTGCTGAAACGCAAGGTTGCCTTTGGTCTGATCTCCACTAATAGTCAAATTGTAGAGATTGTTCATGGTTTCTTTGTAATCAATCACAGAGGTATTTTGACCAGTAAACCAATAGTTGTATTGTTTATGTAATCCACGAAACTTGTTGATAGGATAATAACTGCTGTTAAAGTTCATAGGAGTGTATGTGTTGA